CAATCGCGGCTCGGCCTCGCCACGCTTTTTGAAGTACTCGGTCTCCCGGTCGATGACTTCCCGCCCGTGCTTGTCCATCGCCATCATCTCGCTGGTGTTCAGGCGCTCGTTCAGCACCACGCCCCGCATCCGGCGCGTGTAGCCCTCCGGGTCCGTCGCCGGGTCGATCGGCGGCAGCGGCTGCGGCGGCGGTGGTGGCGGGCCTTTCTTCGCGTCCTCAAGCTGCTTCGCCAGCGCGTCCCGCTCGGCCTCGGCGCGGCTCGCGCGCTCGACCCAGTTCTGCCGGCGGGCGCGCTCCTTTTCGTAAGCCGTGCGCGGGACGATCGGCTGGCCCGGCTCCGGATCGCCCGGCTCCGCGTCGTCGTCGGGGTCCGGTGCGACGGCTGGCTTGTCCTTCGCGGGTGCCGCGTCCTTGCCCGGCGCGGCCTCCGGCACGGGCTTCGGGGCTTCTGGCGTGGCCGGGGGTTTGCCTCCGTCCGTGGCGGTTGGTGGCGAGGCCTCCGGCGGGTTGCCGCCCTTCAGGAATGCGTCAAGTTGTGTCTCAGACATTATTGCCTACCAACATGAAACCAGCGATAATGACGGGCTGTAACCTCGCCCACTGATCGAGCCGCGTAAGCGGTGGCACAGGAATGCGTCGAGGTCACCGGACATCAGTGGGTCCTCGCCAGCCCGACCAGCGGCACGCCCAGGCGCTCACGCGCATCGCCCTGGTGTTCAATTGCGACGTTCTCCCTGATCCACTGGCACGAATTGCAGCGTTCCTCTGCCTCGGCGGTGCCAAAGAACCCGACCGCGATCACATGCCGGCCGCAGTCCGCGCAGTCGTATTCGATCTCGTCGCTCATGGCCCGCCTCCCGGCTGCTCCGGCGGCGCGAGCGCGTTCTGCCGGGCAACCACGATATCGTTGATCCGCTGCACCGCGCTGTGCCGCAGATCGTTCGCGCGCGCCTCATCAACCGCCGCCTTCGCGTGCATGCCACGCAGGCTCGCGCCGTCCATCATCGCCTGCACCTCTGGCGGCACCACGGTCCCCGGATCGGACGGCGGGTCCGGTGGCGCGTTCATGTCGTTCCATCCGGTATGCACGTCGGCGATGTGGTGAACCACCGCGTGTTGGCGCTCCTTGGCCAAAGCAAAGTCGGCCGCCGCTTTGGCGTTGGTCGCCGTGGTATCGGCCTGGGCTTTGTCCTGCGCCATCTTCTGCATGGTCTGCTGCTGCTGCGCGGCCGCCTGCTGGTGCTCTTTCAGCATCTCCAACAGTTCGTCCTTGTTCCGCAGGTTGCTCGACGCGATCAATATCTCCGGCGGGATCAGACCCGGCTGCGTGCCGGCCAACTGAATCAGAACCTGGAACTGTTCCGCCTGAATGCTCGGAACATCAATGCCCTCTTCGATCGTGATATCGATGTCCATATCCGAGATGTCGTTGTCGATCCGTATCACCTGTTGCAGCCTTGGATCACCGGGCACGATCTGCATCGCCTGCATCGCCTGCGCCCGCTGCTGCTCCGGCATCGCAGCCAGTTCGTCCATCACGCGCACCGGCTGATTGATGCCGACGTATTTGGTGTTGCCCAGGTCGTCGGTGACATGCACCCAACGCCCCGCCGTCCAGTATTGCCGCGCCGCCATCCATGCCACCTGGTAGAGCGTCCGCGACCACATCCGCAGCGTATCCGCGATCGGCTCGTGCGCCGCCGCCCCGCCCGCCTGCTGGGCGAGGATCGCCCGCCCGGACAACTCGCGCGGATCGGTGCCCGACATCGAGGCATTCGGCCCGGAGGCCTGCATCTCGGCCGTCGCATGCTGGAGCAGCTTGAACTGCCCCTCCGCCAGGTCGGCCGTGTCGTGGATCTCGAACTTCATTCCGGGATTGACGACGACCAGCCCGTCCGGGCGCGCGACCTCGCGCCGCGCCTTGTCGATATCCGCGACCGCGCCATCCTCCATGATGACCTGCTTGACGCTCAACAGGTGCAGCGCCTTGCTGCGTCGCTTGTTGATCTCGTCCTGCTCGGAGATCAGGTCGCGCACCATACCGTAACGATTATTCTCGCGGTCAACGTGCGCGCCGGCCATGATCAGACCACATGCGGAGCGGGCCTTGTGATCCAGGTATGGCGATTTCGTCGGCTCGGCGAGGAAGCCGGCGCGGGTCAATGTCGCCGCCCACCATTCGTCGCGTTCGCGCCAGTGGCACTGCACGACGCGGATGCGCTCGCGCGTGCTGTCGCACCAGACCACTTCGTTCGGCCGGTCGGTATAACTCCCGTCCCGCGTCTGGAACGTATCGCTGATCAGATCCTCCGCGTCGGGCCACATCTCGTAGGCCTCGTCACGGTCCATCCAGATCACGATGCCCTTGTAGCGCGCGTCGGAGAAATCGAGTCGGCGCGAATGCGGGTCCCAGAACAGACGATCGAACGGCACCTGAGTGATCGTGATGTCCGCGCCGCCCTTGCCGTCGTCCTCCAGGCCAAGCTCTGCCCCGCCGACGCCCTCGACCATCATGTTCTCGTAAACGTCAGACCGGATCAGCGGAAAGTTGTTGTCATCGGAGATGTAACGAAGCGCCTGGGTCGCCGCGCCGGCCTTGTCCTCGTCGGCCGGGTTGCGCGATTTGCGCTCCAGACCGCACATCAGTTCTATTTTGCGCGAGCAGTAGTTGATCGTCACGTCCGGCTGTCCGCGCGCCTTCAGCACGTCCAGCTCGGCCCGTGTCCACTGGTTGCCGCACACATAATCCCGGTCCCGCTGCGACAGGCGCCTTCCGTCAGCGGTCGCCGTTTCGCCGTCCTCAAACCATCGCACGAGCCGCGCGTGCAGGTCGTCGAGATTGCGCGGGTAGCGGTCGGACGCGATGCCTGGGCCACCCTTCGGCCGGGATGCCTCAGCGGCCGCCGGATCCGTCGGCGGGTCGGGGTAGAGGGCCTGGGACATCAGGTGGACGCGACCGGCCGGATCACTTCGCGGATCGAGCCCTCTCGGGCGGCGGCCATGGCATCGGCCAGGAGCGATCGTATCCAATCCCGATCTAACTTGAAGCCCAGGTCCTCGGCCGCCACCATCGCCGCGTCGGCCCACTTCTCGGGATCGTCGCGCACCGAACGCTGGAACTCCGCGCCGGACAATGTGCGAATGTCAGTCATTAATCCCCTCCGGCGGATGATACATCCGCCCAATTTGACGCTTTTCCGCCAGTTATCAAGCGATTATCAGTTAGTCCCCTGATCTGTCCCTGTTTCATGCGGCTGGTCATCACGCCACCCTCCAGTCACGCACTTCGTTGTCGTCACGATTGAACGCCGCGTCCCACGAGTCTCGCGGCTTCTGCCGTTCCATATCGCGAACGTAAGGACGTGACATCATTGCGTATCTCATTCCGTCTCCGCAATGATCTTCAGAACTTGTGTCAACATCTTCCGCACGGCTCGGATCGTGTTGCAATGCCGGAACCGTTCGTATCAGGTCGCGACACGTCGAGAAGAACACCACCATCGGGTTGCCGTCCGCATCGCCCACCAGCCGCGCGCGGACCTGATCCCAGCCACCCATCGCGCCACGCTGCGGCACCCGCTTGTTGTCCGCCGGCCGGAACACGATGCGCGCCGCCTGGGTCATCCTGGACGCGATGCTCGGCCCCCCGTCCTCGCTGAAGATCGCGGGATCGGCAACGCCCACCATCATGCCGCTGGCGGGCTTCGGGTCATCACGCTCACGCGCGCGTATGCCCTCGGCCACCTGCTCCGCCGTCATACGCAGCCCGACGTTCGGCTCGTTCGGCTTCATGCCGTACCACTCGCGGTAACAGACGAGGCAGCCGCGCGCGATATCGGGAACCGATCCATCGCTGACCGCCCACCAGTGCACCGCGAACGGACGCGCGCTGCCCCAGTCGAACGAGCGGAACCGCGCCCAGTGATCGGGGAGGGATCGAGGCATGATGATGTGCCGGTCGGATGACCACTCGGGAAAGAACGCCCCGGCGACCACGTTCCAGTCGCCCTCCAGCCACGCGCGGACCAGTTCAGGCGAGCCGACGAGGTGCAGACGATTGATGTAAGTGGGATCGTTCTGCAACAAGATACGATTATCCTGAATGCGAGACGGTATGTAAATGAAACGATGTTCCTCGCCGTTCGGCAACTTGCGGACGAGTGGAACCATGCCGCGCGGCGCCGGGTCGATGTAACGGTGCTTGATCCACTGTTGCCCGACACCGCCGGGATTGGCGGTGAGGATCAGTTGCGCGGGAACGCCACTCTTGGAACGCAACGCGCCGAACAGCATATCGATCGGCTTCGGGTCCTCGAAGTTACCCGCCTCCTCCACCGCGCAATCGCTGATCGATTGGCCCTGGTATTTGCTCGCGTCGGAGACGTTCTCCAGCGGGCGAAACCGCACGCGGCCACCGCCCGGCATGCGGAACTGGCGCGGCTGCTCGCGCCACTCGGCGCCCAGCGGGATGTAGATTTCCTTGGCGCGCTCGATCAGGTCGTCAGCCTGCGGCATTTCCTTACGGAAGAACACGCCATTGAAGCCAACGCCATAACGCTGCGCCTTGACCGCCCATTTCCCAAGGACGCCGTCCGTTTTACCTCCGCCGCGCGCTCCACCGAACAGGATCTCAGTATAGGGGCAGGTGACCAGCTTGTGCTGCTGTCCCGGCTGCGGCGCCCAGACGAGGCGGGCTGGCGCGTTATCGAGCGGCATGGCGAGTGGCCGGGTCAGGTTTCATCATCGGGTTTCGTAACGTTAAGCGCCGTCCACTGCTCGATCGTCAACGGTGCTTCGGACAGCACGCGGTGGATGTTCAGATCCGCCGTCAGGGTCAGCGAGTCCTGTTGTCCGAGCAGTTGCTTGCCGAGCCATACGAGCATCGTTGGGTTTTTGTCCGTGACAGCGGCCTGCCACTGCGCCCGGCGCAACGTGGCGCGTCCCAGTTCGGCACCGCGCTCGATGGCGGCCTTAACCTCCGGGTCTTCCGCGAGATGCTTGAAGAATGTCGAGTGTGGCGTGCCGCTTAATGCCTTGAGTTCGTGCATCGTGCAGCCGATCGACGCACCCCGTTCAAGCACGCCAAGATCGATCTTCGCGCTCGATCCGGGGCCAGAGCGGCGGCCCATATCACGCGGCGGCACGTCAGCGTCATCGAAGCCCTCAAGCGGCATGGGACAATCCTCGCTCTGTTTGGATGTCGGCGAACGCGCGGCCGTCGGCTGCGAGCGTCGCGGTCTGGCCGGTGAACGCCTGCCAGCGCAGCACGGCGACATCGACATACGTTGGGGATATTTCGATTGCGTGGCACGCGCGGCCGGTCATCTCGGCGGCGATGATCGTCGTGCCGGAGCCCACGAAGGGGTCGTAGACCGCCTGACCGGGGCTGCTGTTATTCTCGATCGGACGACGCATGCACTCGACGGGCTTTTGGGTGCTGTGGCCGGTTTCGGATCTCTGTTGAGCGTCCATTTGCCAGAGCGTTGATTGCGTCCTGTCACCTTGCCAATGTCCCGTCGCGGATTTCCGCACCGCATACCAGCAAGACTCATGCTGCGAATGATAATGGCCGCGACTAATCACGAATCTATGCTTGGCCCACACAATGAGGTTGCGTGGTTCAAAGCCTGCCGCCTCAAGGTCCAATGCCATGCCGACAAGCTGCCGATCACCGTGCCACACATAGGCCACATCGCCAGGGAATAATGCCCACGCCTCCGACCAATCAGCACGAGCGTCATTCCGAGGCTTGCCGGTTGCTCCCTTTTTCGGATGCCGAATGGAATCGGCCACACCCTCGCCGCTACGCCACGCGGGATCGTAGTCCACCCCATACGGCGGATCGGTCACCATCAGGTGCGGCACCACGCCGTCCAGCGCGGCCTCGACCACGCCCGCGTCGGTGCAGTCCCCGCACACCAGCCGATGCCGCCCGAGCAACCACACGTCGCCCAGGCGCGTCACGGGCTCCGCCGGCGGCTCGGGCACGTCGTCGGGATCTGTGAGCCCGTCCGTGCGATCGGCGAGGATGTCCTTCAGTTCCAGGTCGCTGAACCCGATCAGGCCGAGATCGAAGCCCTCAAGCCCCAGTTCGCCCAGTTCCAGCCGCAGCAGTTCGTCGTCCCATCCGGCATTGAGCGCCAGCTTGTTGTCGGCGATGGCCAGGGCGCGCTTCTGAGCGGCGCTGAGGCCGGCCAGCGTGATCGTGGGTATCTCGGCCAGTCCCGCCACCCGTGCCGCCTCCAGCCTGCCGTGGCCGGCGATGATGGCACGTGCCTCGTCGACCAGGATCGGGTTGGTCCAACCGAAGGCGCCGATCGAGCGGGCGATCTGCTGGATTTGCTCGGGGGAATGGGTGCGTGCGTTACGTTCGGCGGGGACGAGTTCGGCCACGGGCAGATAGGAAACTGCCAGTCTGGCTTTTGATGAGTCCATCATTACGGCGTTCGGGCGTGGTTTTCGCACGGTTCCCCGCCAGTTTTTGTGATGTGGTATCCAGCTACCACACTATCTCCAGCGTGTGTCAAGACCAGACACCGCGAGATCAACGGCTTACACGCCGCGATACCCTGAAGTAGCCGTTTGCGGACGACCTCGAGGTTTGTACGAGCGCCTCGCCCAAGGCGTGAAAATAAATCGCACCTGTCCGCATTTTGTCATTGACTGTCCGCATATCGCGCTGTACAGTCTCTTCATCAACAAGGAGACACGGACATGGTTTCGATTTCCGCCGGGCGCGATTACTCCACCTACAACAAGTACGAGTTCGTTGTATTCGACGGCGAAAACGTCGTTGCTCGCAAGGGTGGGTTCGCCAGCAACTCCGCCGCGAAAAAGGCGGGGATCAAGGCCGCTGAGGCGTATCTGGCACTGGCCGCCTGATCCCCCGGCGGGGCCTCGTGCCCCGCCCCACCTTCATTTCAGCGGGAGACATACGATGGACGACGAGACGCGAACCGCGTTCGCCACGTTGATGACGCGGATGAACGACCAGCACGAGCGGTTGCTCGACGTGATGACATCGCTACGGGACGATTTCGCCAACACGAAATCGTTCCTGATCGGGGACTCCCTGGTGGTTGGTCGTCGGGTGCGTGGCATCGAGGACCGATTGGACGATCTGGAAAAGAGGTTGCCGTGACCCCGGCCGAGTTCAGTGCCGCACCGATCTGCTCAATCTCAGACTGCGGTAGTCCTGTCCTCGCGAGAGGGTGGTGCATCAAACACTATGAACGATGGAGGAAGCATGG